ATATAGGGTTGCTGAAGCTAACGTGGTAGACTTTACGAATCTCCGCACAAAACTCGGGGAGGATGTTGCCAAGAAGATTGTTCAGTACGAGGAGGCGATGTTCCTGCACCCAACCGCAGATGCCAAGATATATTTGGATAACATATATAAGGCCAAGGTTCCGTTTGGAAACAGGGACATTCGTAAGTACGGGGAGTCAGTAAGGTGGATGATTAGAAATCATATTGACCCGAATAAGATTTTTAATGAGGCGATGAACCCGCCGACAGAGATAGGCGCGAAGGTGGGTGGACATAAGGGCGGGGTGCTGCCGGAAACAAGAGCCTACTACAAGAAGGTATCCAACGTAACCCAAGGCGGTTATAGGCTTTCTCACCTTCCGCAACACATGCTTACCAGTCCACTGGCAAGGGCATCACAGAAGTTTACCAGTTGGGGAAAACAGATGAGCGATGGCTTCCAACAGAACGTGGTTGCCGAGGCCAATCGTAGTAACTGGAAACCGTTGGCCAAGCATTTTGTGCTAGGACAGATAGGCGCAGAAGCCTTGCGTGGGGCCGGTTCGGCTACCGGACTGTCAAGAGGCTACGGCAGCAGGGAATCATCCTACGATGAAATCTTGAGCCTTCTTGAAGATGAAGACTATCCGGAAGCGGCCAAGCAACTATTGATAAGGGGAGCCTATAACATATGGACAGCGGGACAGGGCGATATGCTTATTGACACGGCTGCGAGTATGTTCGTCATGGAAAAGGAGGGATTTGGTGGCAGCGGTGCGCCGATTGGGCCGTTGATGGAGTCCAGTATAAAGCTGATAAAGGATGCGCAGGACTATTACAGGCATGGAAGCGAAAAGGTAGTGGTGGAACGCTTGGCTCGTCAGGTTAGCGCATTTAACAGAGGTTCCAGAGCAGCAACGGCAGCGGGAGTGATGGGGGAGGAGAAGAAGGAGCTTGCCAGAATGATTAACCTGAAGAGCAGGATGAAGGGGATGGTTGAAAGATTTAGGGAACACGCTGAAATTGATGACCCCCTAGTAGAACCAGCTTCAGAGCCTACGGAGTTCGCGACAGGTCGCGGGTATGAGTTCAAGAACGAACTTACTGATGCCCTGCTACTAGGCAGAGGAGACAGGGCGAAGAAGATGGTTGATGATTATATTAGGAATAAGGAGAAGGAGAGCGGCCTTAAATTAACTCCAATGCAAATTGACAAGATTAAGAAGAGCCTTGGTGCTACCGTTGGGAACAGGCGTCCGATTCATGTGAGTCACAGTATCAATAAAGAACATTACGAGAAGTTCAGGTCATGGATAGCCCAGTTTAATCCCAAGCTGGCTAACTCAATCTTTGAAATGGATGACAATTATTGGAGGGCTGCATTGGAGAGTGAACTTATCGCGCCTGAAAAGGAAATGACTAGGGCGCAGGAGTTTGAGAAGAAGAGCAGGAACGCGGCATCAGTCAACAGGGTAAAGGGTGAGGCACTGTTTGATTTATGGTGGGAGGGGGTTGACCACCCTCTCATGTCTCCGGAGCAGAAGAAGCTACATCACCGCCAAGCTGGCAAGAACATTAAGGGGAAGGAGGCACAGAAGGAAAGCCTTGAAAAGATGATGACAGACTCGTGGGCTGAAGAACTATCCACAAGGGGTAAGGGTCAGTATGTTTATAAGACACCCGAAAGGACTGCGGAATATATAACGGCCAATAGAAGAAGGGTCTTCACCCGCTCGCTTCTGTTTGCGAAGACTCTTGAGCATCGGTTATCAGACGCTCTGTTGTATGATGGATTCAATATGTCCCAACCCGAAGACAGGATTGCCTACCTGAAGGAACACTGGGATAACATGAATCCGCCTATCTCCGAAGTGAAACAGCAGGAGTTGTTTAAGAAACTTAAAGAGTGGGAAATTCTAGGGGTGGACGATTTGATGATGAAGGCTTCTGTTGAGGAAGCGGAGAGAAAAGAGCGTGAAGAGAAGAAGTAATCCAAGGGTGGAGGGTTGAAACATCGCAGACACATCAAGAACAGGGAGCGTTGCAGAACTTGCAGTTGCGTCGAAATTGGTTGAGCTTGGGTTCACGGTAAGTTGGCCTTTGAATACAGACACCTACGACCTAATAGCCGAGAAGGATGGCTCGGTTAAACGCATCCAAGTTAAGACGGCTAATATGTCAAAGCACCGGAGTTACCGGTGTAGCCTGTCGCATGGCGCAGGGAAACTGAGAAGGGCATACGAGAAAAAGGACTGTGACTTCCTGATTCTGTTCCTGCCTTACTCAAGGGATTACCCTGACATCTCAGTGGACGGGTACTACATTATACCAGTGTCGGCTGTTAACAATAACAGCCTCTCCGCCGCTGTTCTTTTTCCGGCAGGGAAAGGTAGAGGAAACATTATGGTATGCAAATGGGAGAAATATAAAGATGGGTGGAAGAGTATTTAAGAATAAGTTCCCGAAGGGTTGGATAGGGAAGCGGGTTGAGGTTGAATGGCTAGACCCCGCTGGTTACGTTCAGAGTGAGCTTTCAAAAGTGAAGCCCTGTCCGTGCGTAACCAGCGGAACCCTGCTCAGGATTTGCCCTGACTATGTGGTGATAGCGTCCAGCCTGTACTCGGAGAAAGAAGCTGACCCCACTGTGGACGCCACAGCAATCACCAGAGGATGCGTAATCCGCATCACTCAAGGCTGACTGACGCTATCTTGTCGATGAGCATAGTGCGCTTCTTACGCAGCGCAAAATACTCCTTCTTAACATCGTCATCATCCCAGTGATGTTCTCCCCCCGCACACTCACCCCTATGCTGGAGACACTTATCAATCTTTACTTCAACAGCTTCGAGTACCCTCTGCATTTCCCATATAGAGATAGGTTTCCGAACAGGAAGAGTTATATCAAATAACATTTTCAAACTCCTTCCTCTTGCGTGCAACCTCCTTGCGGAGATGTTCGCCCATGAACTCATTGAAGTATTTCTCCGAGTCCCTGATGCACTGTGCGTACCCTCTGGGCAGGTTAAGTTCCAACTCATTCTGAACCTTCTTGTAGCCGTGCAGCGCGGTTCCGTGTGTGCGCCCACCCAAAGCCGCTGCAATCTTGACGCAGGACATGAACCCGCCCACCTTCAATAGCCAGTAGGCTGTCTGCCTTGCAATCACAATTCTCTCGGCGTCCCTTCGTCGGGAAATGATGTCCTCTGCCTCAACCCCGAACGCGAGTGATGACGCTACCACCGCCATGCGTGCCAGAGTCATTTCTGACTCATTGGGTTTGGTTGATTTCTTTTTCTCTTTCATAATTCTTCTTTCTTTTAATCAACCCTCCCCCCGCTACCGCAGTATAAACAAAGCAGGGAAAGGGTTGGGTACTGTTTAGTACCTAATTAAAACGGTGACTCGCTACCAGCGGAGGCAGCAGGGACACCCTTCTGAATGGCTAGTCCAACTCGTGTTGTGCCTTGTTGGTCTTCTTCAGTCCAACCTGACAGGAACAAGCTAACCTTGCCTTCATTGTCAGCAGCGTCTTTAAGGAGTGCGAGGTCGAGTTCAACAACCTTACCCTTGAAGTCAGGGTCGTTACTCCCTTCACGCTTGCGTTCGTTCTTATACAGCCAGCCCTTCTTAGCGACCTTACTGTAATCTAGCTTTACTTTTGTTTCTTCAGCCATGTTACTATTTCTCTTTTAGCTTCTCTCTGACTCCGCTTGCCCACCCCTCAACCGCATCCGCGATGGAGAGTAGCCGTTCACTAACAGCCGGGTTGTTAATCGGTTCATCGAGATTGATGTGCTTCATCAGTTCCAGTTGACCTGCAACCGAGAAGCCAAATTGTTTTATTGCTGTGCAGTTTTCTTTCCGGCCACACCAGCGGCAGTAATCACACGGCCAAGGTGAACGGGTCGGGTCTTCAACCGAATCAATAATCGCGTACACAATGTCCTCTGCTTCCTCTATGGTTATATCAAACTTCTCTGCCTTCTTGTACTTGGAATAAATCAAGTGACAGGTGAGCTTCTTGTCGCCAAACTTCTGCATCACGCCCAAGGCGTAAGCTGCCATCTGCTGCTTGTAGTCGCGCTTCAGCCCCGTCTTCAAGTCAAAGAGGTGGCCCTTGCAGTATGCGTCCATGCTACCGAATGAAACCTCCTCACCACCTCTCATAATAGAAACCCGCTGCTCAGAGATTAGTTTCTTCCTGCCGGACACAGACAGGATGTAGGCAGCCGCCCAGACAATCTCATCGGGGTAATCTTTAAGTGACATCTACTTTAGCCTTCCATGCTGTCTTCCGTTTTTTCTTGAGTAGCTTACGCAACTCTGCGTCATCGCTACGGGTGATGCCGATAAGGGCGCAGTCCACCTCACTTCGGCTTGCCTTCGGGTCGCGCAGAACACGCTGGGCTATCTTTTCCCATAGCACCAATTTGTCACTCATTTTTATCCTTTCTTGATTGGCTAATGTTTTTGTCGCTCATTTTAACCGCAAACTGTTGCAGTTGTGATTGGTTCAGGGCGTAGCCTTTGCCGTGTCCCAAGTCTATAATGTTTTCCTCTTTCAATAGCTCCCTTGCACTTGCATACCCAGCGAGCTTGTATGTCGGACACTCCCCAACCATCAACACATAGTAGTCAGCATCTTTCGGTGTCTTCTTGAGAGTAGCCAGCAACTTCCCGTTCTCATACTTTGTAACCTTAACATCTATGCGTTCCCCCGCCCTGCCATCCACATCCCAGCCGCCTTGCCGTGGGCCGATGGTCAGGTCAGGCCAGTAGTTAAAGTGTTTACAAAACGCCATCTCCGATGCCATCCCTTCCAAGTCTGTCTCGTAGTCTGATTGCTCTCCCATCTTACGGTTGGTCACACCCGCCGCACGGGCCACATTAAATCTCATCGCTGCCAGCATTTGTGCAGTTGCCACCTCCGCAGAGTCGAGCGTGATAGTCATGTTGAGAGCAACTTATAAACCATAAACATAACCCCAGCCAGCAGCAGCAAGTCTATCGCTAGTGAGAGGTTGCGTTTCATATCAGTCTCATAGTTGAACCCTTTCTATCCATGTTCTGCCCTTATCCATGCGGATGTGCAGTTCAAAGTTCTTCTCGTGGCATTCTGGCTCGAACTCGATTACCACAGATTCTATGAATGACTCACTGGTGGTGGCGTATTCTGTTTTTTTAATCGTCACACTTCGCATGTGGTTATACACACCAGATACATAGTCGCATAACGGGTCTGGGTGCATGAGGTGGCCTTCGCTGCCATCGTAGTCGTTACCCCCTAATAGCGGGCTTGTCTCTGCTGTTCTCATAGTTGGCATCCCTTCTTACGTTTTATGTCAGTCCCTTGCTAAAGCCTTAACTTCTTTTACCAGTTCCGGGCTGCACAGTATCTCCTCAAGTTTCTCGTGCAGCTTGGTTCCTCTAATGGCTGCTTGCCCCACCGTGTCCGACGACTTGTAGCACGGACACTTTACCAGTGCTGGCAGTGATGACGGCGGGAAGTCAGGGTGGTGCGCTCTGTCGCTGTGGTTAATGTCTTTCATATTCTGTTGCGCTCCAGCTTCTCGCCCATGC